GACCAAGCCCATAATGGACGTATTCGCTGAAAATTACTCAGCCAGAGAGATCGAATTTATGGTAAGAGAGGGGGTGATCGAGATTAGCCCTCTGGCATACATGAGAGGTCGCACATTCAAAGACAGCATAGTCATCGCAGACGAGATGCAGAACGCTACTCCCGGCCAGATGAAGATGCTGCTCACACGACTGGGCCAAGGATCGCAGATGGTTATCACAGGAGATTTACAACAGGCAGACCGTCCAAGCAATAATGGCCTGTTAGAATTCCTGAACCTCTATAATGATTTCCGAGACCATCGTTATGTAGATGTCTGCCATTTCACATTAGGTGATATTGAGAGACACGAAGCAGTTAAAGAGATATTAGAGATTTACAAAGATGAATGATCTTTAGGAAGATGGGGGGTCAACTGATCCCCCAACAACCTTTTGTACATGTCTAGCATGTCGTCAAATGTGGCTTCTCGATTGAGAGAGTTTACCACACAGACCTTTTTCTTGAAATCTATAATAACTTTGCAGGTCTGAAGATCAGAATTCCTTAACGTGTTCTTAAAATAAGTGATTTCATCCCATTGTCCGTTGGACTTAAGAAGATATTTTACCAACATAAATCTAGATTTAGTCGACATTTTTAATTTATTTTAGAAAGTTTAATTAATGTAGCAGATAGGTTTATTTCGGGATCGGCAATCAATGTGTGATCTACTAAACCTTGTTTTATGATTAATATGGCTTTATCTTGATTTTCGCTGTTCCCAAAAATCGTTATATTATCATATAACCATCTATAAACTTCCACCATTTCTTCTGCTTGGATTTTACCGCACAATAGTTTTCTTGCTTCTGTTATTTTGCCAGACTTAAAAAGTTCGACCATATCAAATTTCCAATCAGTCTCACCCTGATCTCCTTTATTCGGAAGAATTAAATGATTGTCTTGGACATTTTGTTGAACCAGATTAATGCATTTGCGTAGATCAGGATATGCTACTTTAACGTAGACATCAAGAGTCTCCAACGAGAAATCAACATCCTCTTCAACAAGAATAGTAGCAACACGAGCGGTAAACTCAGTAATATCCGTTCGCTCAACGTGAAATCCCTGACATCGTGAATGTATAGCAGGGATAATACGATTGGGGTAGTTACAAGTGAGAATAAATCTCGCAGTCTGGTGGTATTCTTCCATAACACCACGCAACGCTGCCTGAGCGTTTGGAGAGAGGTAATCAGCTTCATCTAATAGCACCACCTTGAAAGGTCCAAACGGAATCATCTGGACGAAATTAATTATTTTTTCTCGCACAGTATCAACATAATTATCTCTACTGGCATTGATTTCTAAAACATCATAGTCTTCGATACCGATCTCATGTATCAGCATTTTGGCAAGGGTAGTTTTACCGATACCCGAATTGCCGCTTAACAGTAGGTGAGGAATGCTGCAATCTTTGATCCAGTTCTCTACCTGTTTTCTTTGATGATTATCTCTAAATACATAACCATCAATTTTTTTCGGTCTGTATTTTTCTACCCATAGTTCTTTCATTGTTTCGATCCTTTTTCTACTTCGGCAACGACAACTCGCTGACGTAGTTCTGTCGTGGAAAAACTGTGTCGGCGTTTGTTAAAATATTTTTCCATTGGCAATTCGTGCCCTGTGAAATTCTTCTGCATATATTCTTCTCCTAATATTCTAACATCAATAGGATAAGAAAGCAAGATATCTATGAGTTCTTTTTCTGTGGCATAAGGAATAACCTTATCTACGTACTTACAAGATTCGACCTGTATCCATCTTTCGAAAACCGATTGTACAGGTTTATTTTTTTCTGTGGGACGATCTATAGTCGGATCAGTCTGTAGGCCAACAATCAAGTAGTCGCACTGCTTTTTAGCTTCTTCCAGCATGAGCAAATGCCCTGCGTGGAACAGATCGAAAGTCGAGCAGGTAAAACCGATCCTCATTGTTCAAATCCTTGCTTGAGTAAAATAGTTTCGTCGTATAGATAAGGTTTGAGGTTAGGTGATTGCCACCCATCGGGTTTCAACACTTTGCCATCATCTCTCTTGCGAACTTTTCCTGTTCCCGAATCGATTTTAGCAAAATTAGTACGCATAACTTCGTTCCATGCACCTTCTGCATCAGCACCCATAGAATGTATAGCACCTATAGTAACTACTAAAATATCTACAAGTGCATCTAATTCTTCTAATTGACTCTCGGCCTGTGTAAGTTCCTCGTATTCTTCTTTGATTAGATTTTTGTACAGATCAAATTGACCTGAGTTAATTTCACCTACAGATTGATCACAGGCTGTCATGAATCTCGCTTGATCGCGAAACGGATTAGTCATCGTATCTCCTTAAGACTTAAGAATCTTAATGATACGCTTTTGTTCTTGTTCTGTCAACCACTCATCTTCACCAGAAAAGGAAGGAGTGTTTCTAATAGCTTGATCTATGATAAATTTTAATTCCCAGAGATCTTTTTTGATTTCAAACGATGTATAGCCATCGTTGTAGGGGCTGGCGCACTCTCTAGCCATAGAATAAATCTGGGATGAAACATCAGCAACATCCCAGTTTTTTTTAAATCCCATTAGAATCCCGAATTTCCAATAAAGACATCTGATATAGATGGTTCCTCATCGCTGACTGCTAATATGGCTTCATTATCGACTTTTTGTATTTCTTTTTCACTTTCTCCGTCGTGGATCTTGATTTTTCGAGTCCAGCGTCCGTGTTCGATTAGAATCCATTGCCCTTCTTTGATGTCTCTTTGTTCCGGACCTACTTTGTAAACTTTACCCCATCTAGGCTTAACACCATGAGATTTTCCGTCGTCTGATCTTATAACAATACCCGAGGAAGTTTTGATTTCTCCAAAATCCATGTTTGAAATAATTATATCATCGTGAAGAGCACGAATTTTTATATATTTGGTATCATAAGATGAAGTCATTGAATTTTCCTATTTTGTTTTTCGATCGATTATTTCTTCTTTAATGGCTCGAGGATTTTTAGAATAGTATTCGGCTAAAATTTCTTCTCTGGTCTTAACTATTTTTCCTCCAGTACCTAATTCATCTCCTCTAGCATTCATCCTTACATTGCCTACCGCCGGAGCCGTTTCGTTTTTTAATGATAGGCGTTCCATGTCGATTTCTTTGCCTTGCAAAGTTCTATATAATTTACCCATTTTGTTTCTCCTTAAAGAATTCTTCTATTGGTAGATCGTATTTAACACTATCTATCTTATGTATCCCAATCAAAAAGAGTGCATAGCTGGCCACCGAACTTCCCCGACCCACTCCCCAAACTACACCGTTTTCTCTAAAGGTATCTACGAGGTATTTCATCGTTTTTAACACCATGAACATATCGTTTTTGCGGAACAGTTCTAGCTCTTCAGACAGTCGATCATGATTTTCTGTAGGACATTGATTTACTAAAAATCCTTCGATATCCATTTCACTGTAGTCTCGAGGAATCGTCCAATTTTTAATATTAATTGAATCTTTGGGTATCGGATAGTCTAATTTTTCTGTTGATAATTTTGAGAGGTATTGATCGTAAATCTGATCATAAATTTGTCCTTCTATAATATCTACGCCATTCTTTATTATACTTTGAACAATTTTATCTTCAGTCAACATTTATAAGTTTGTCTAAGTCGTCGTCTAAATCTTTTCTATTTCGTTCAAGATGTCGACGAGATATCTCTCCTCTATATATATTAATAAAAATAATCAATTGTGTCAAGAGAGCAGTTTGTCCTAAACGTTGAGCTATGAAATATTTTTTCGTTAATTCTTGTAGTTTCGTATCTAGCTCTTGATCTTTTAGATCGCTTATATCTTCTTGGAATGGGTGAAGCATTAGGTAAATTGACCAAGATATTTTATGTAAATAACCTCAGAACGGTGTCTCCAAACTTCTATAAAAACGGGGTCATCTTGAGACGTCACAGAAAATACTGGACCCGGAAAACCATTTCTTTTTACTACCGTACCAGAAGGTTGGGTAAATGTGATAATCCTTTCTACGTTATCTGCAGTTATTTCTAGTATTATAGAACCTACCCCTTTTAAAGACGATACTGTGGGGATCAATGGATCTCCCGGAAAATTTTCAAAAGAAAAATTTGCAGTACTGTTTTCTATTTTGATAATTTGATAATGCCCTTTTTCAAAATCTATACCTACTTGACCACTTGTAGCACCATAATCCCATTTTTCGTTTCTGCATTCTTGGAAAATTGTCTTGCTAGTTTTATACAGACCGTAATCATTGTCTTCGTCTTTTCTAGCAACATTATCTTGAAGATCAGTAATTTCTTCTTTGGCTAATCGTAGACTATTTTTAATCGTATCAAAATTATCTCTAAAAACTTGTGTATCGTTATCTTGTCCTGGAACAGGAAAGTTTTCATTGATGCTTATATAATTAATATCACTCACGGCAATTTTTCTCCAATTTGCGGAAACGCTAGATATTTATTCTCTATAGTTCCATCGATAGCATCGATCTGATACCGATCTGCTTCAAAATCTATTTGATTAAAATTAAATCCAGAGGCCCTTATTCTAGAAATTATCGTAGATCCCTTTCCAGGTTTAGCATAACACAATACATGTGCTTTGGTATATCCCAGTTCAAAAGATTCTGATTCTTGGATACTTCTCATCCAGAGCGGTAAAAATTCTCTATCGTTATCTCCAATATTTCTTATTCTTCGTCGCATATTTTTAATAGAATTCGGAAATACTCTTTGATGATCAGCATCGCTTACGAAAGGTATATCACTATCTACTTTAATGGCATCAAAACTTACAAGTACCTTGCTTTCGATATAGTTAGGTAATTCTATGGTACTAGAAATACTTTTTCCTTTATCTTCGAGGTCGTCTATGATTTCTACATAAACAGCTTCGTATATGCTTTCTTGAGAAAGGGGATCCTTCGCTACGGCTATTTTCAAATCTCCGAATAACAGTCTTTTACGATAATGATTTCGACTCATAGCCTGCACATATTTTACTGCTTCGACGCTTTCGATTCCGGCAAATAATAAAGTTTTAATATCAGTCTGTATACCGAATTCTGTATCGCCATATCTAAATATATCAGCTGGCCTGAATATATTAACATCTGTGATGAAATTAAACCAAGACAATCTTTTTTCTTTTGATTGCAGGCATATAAGATATAGATTGGCAAATGTTTTAACATTATCCGCTACGACCGCTATTTCAAATTCTTTTAAAGACTCTGCAAATTTTAAACTATCGACGGCTTTGGCAACGAACTTAAATTTTTTATCAAATGTAGTGTCTCCGTTGTCAAAAACAGAAGAAAAATCGAAACTGCCAGTCGAATCTGCGATACTCGAATCTTTTTCGTAGAATCTAGTTAAACCTGGTCCGTTTGAATCTCCAAACTGTTTAACTTTTCCTTGGATTAGGCCATTAGGTAAAAATGTTAAACCTGGTGGCAGTTTTCCGGAAACAAGTTCATAAGATATAGTTCCTTGATACAGTAGATTCTCTGCTTTTATTTCTATCAGACTCCGTTGATTGGGTTTTATAAGGCCAAGATTAGAATCGCTGATCCAGTAAATACCGCTTTCTATTTCTCCTATTATTTCTATAGTAAATGTTTTTTCCGACGACGAGTTGGCCTGTTCCCATACTGATTGATCAGTGGGGGTTATCGATCGATGATTGCGATTCGCGACATAGATGACTCCGTCGTTGCCGTAGAATACTGCATCATTTCTTTGATAATTTGTATCTAAGTTCCAACTACCTGTTAGATTAAAAGTTCTAGCGGATAAATCTGCCGGAAAGTTTACAGCTAATAAACTAAATTTGTAGGATTTACTTATTCTTCGTTGATAAGGAACAACTCCTGCGATTTCTCCGGTAGTTTGATCTAAGGCCATCCCTTCGGGTAAGATACTGTATGATTCCGGTATAACAGTTTCCCATAGTTGATTATCTGAAAATCTAAAAGTTCTATTGCTGGTAAAAACATTTTGTTTAGTCCAGAACAGATTTTCAGTCGGGGGGATACCTTTATTTTCCTTGATACATACCCAAGTTTGGAATTTTATTGTAGAATCAGTATCGTTCACATAGATAACAGCATCGCCAGCGGTGTAATTTACATCTTTGCTCCATTCGTCTCTTAACACATACTGGAACATCGGTACACGACCACTTATTTCAAAGTTTCCGAGGGTAGTTCGTCCGTTCTCTTTTATTCTATATGTTCCTTTGTTGAGAGGTTGTAAAAAGTATGATATCGATCCAGAAAGTTCTGGAGGATTGTATACATCTAAAAATACGGTAAGATAGTTGTTGGCTCGATATCTTCCTAGGTTAGATTCAGTGATCCAAAGTGGAACTCGAAAAGCAGAGGCATCTGCTGTAAACAAATTAGTATCTACCTGTACTATGTTATTATCTGATCTCAAAAATTCTTCTGTAACTACATAAATCTTAAAAATTCTAGTCACGGTGTTCAATCCGTCTGTGGCCGCAACCGCAAAAGTATAGATCCTACTTAATTTTCTAGGAGCTCGACTTTGTTCGCTATAATCAAAATTAAAATTGTCATAGAAAAAGGTATCATATCCGTTGGAATTATTTCTTATGATATCTAAAGGAGAGGTATCATATGAACCACTATCATATGCTCCGGTATCAGTGGGGTCAGATTCTACAGCGAATATCGGATCAGTAAATCCTGTTATACGGCCCTGTTTAGTCAAGGTCAAGCCGGGAGGAAGAAGCCCACCGTTAGGAATTAAATAAAAATCTATAACATCACCTGCTATGAGATCTCTATCGTCTACATCTAATTGAAAGTCAACTTTAGCATTATCTAAAACAAAAAATGCATCGCCCGGACCTACATTTAAAAATCCTTCTTTAGTTAACCATAATGGAATGTCTGAACCATCCACTGATAGTTTGAAGGTACGATCTTCTATATCTTCCCCATCGCTGGCTCTTATAACGAAACGACTTTCAGTGAATTTCCTAACTTCGGTCGGACTGCCCCTAAGAGAACCGTTTGATAATCTTAATCCTCTCGGCAATGATCCCGAGATTAAAGAAAAATTTACATTTACTATATTTGATGAGGCCTGTAAAGGAATATTAACGATCACCCTTTCGGTCAAAATACCCAATGAGCCTGCAGGAGTTATCCATGTTATAGCCATTTTTTTCTCTTATACGATGCTACCCAAATCTAGATCAAAACGACCGGGAAGGGCTATAGTTCCAAAATCGATATTGGCCGCAGCCAATGCCATTTGGACGGAATTAGTGAATGAACCAGTGATGGAACCAAAATCATAGGTTGTTAGAATGTCAGATACCGGGATAATATTTTTAAACAGCACCTGAGACCCTATTGTGGTTACTTCTATGTCTGGCCTGCCTGATATAGAGTCCGGAGCAGGTGCTCCTCTTATAGTAATAGCTCCATTGTCGTTTCCTACCCCTGCAACTATAACCCCAGCATCGGTATCAAATCTAGTAAACGCAGTGCTGGCAGTGGATCTAATGGTTATCGACGTATCGAGATCGTCTAGGGCAATGTTCCGTCCGGAAATTAATCTTTTAAATTCTAGAGTATTTTCAATTTTTTGTTTAAAAACTCCTATACCTGCAGATCCTAAATTTTGAGCATTTACAGTAAGTTCTGTCGATAAGTCTGAAAAATTCGAATTAACTTTTTGAAATGCTGTACGTAAATCGTCTCCTAACCCGTCATTTACGATATTTCCTATGTTTATAGTTTGTATGGCCATATTATACTCTCTTCAATTTTTAGTCTGACAGCGCAGCTATTCTTGCTTGGAAATCAGAGAAATTTGAACTAGAAGACACTATGTCTTTTAGTTGACTGATATTAATGACTCTGCTTGCTCCTATGAAGATTTCATTTTCTACGGTGATATCACTGTTGAAAACCATAGACGGAATCACAGTGATCGATGACGAATCTGTTGTATCTATCGTGGGAGCCATCAACACTCCGTTGATTATTATTTGATTAGATCCACTGCCAATATACACATCTCCACTGAGGCCACCGCCTATACCGATCTGAGCGCCGCTGGCTCCTTGTATGTCGATTAGACTGGTAGATACAATTTGTAATCCTGATACGGTATCCATTATGATAGAATTGACCGTATCGCTAGAATCAATAGGTCCTACTAATTTTCCGTTTACACCATCGACTAACAACACTGAGCTGTCTGAAAAAACCGATCCCGACAAATCCGAATCGATCGAATTAGCAACAATATTATATCCATTGATTGTTATGATCTGAGTGTTTGGGTCGATAGAGATCGGTGTTTCCTCAACCATACCGATTTTAGTTTTAAATTCTATCAGCCCACCATTGACAAAATTTTGTAAAACTAGATCAGTAGAAGAATTGATTTTTAATGATCCTTGTTGGGTATCGCCGACGTATATGATATCTGATATCAGCAGAGGAGTATCAACTTCGCCTACGATTTTTGCATTAGTCCCGTCTATTAATCTGGTAGAATCATCGGCGAATACTGAACCTATGATGTCTATTTTAGGATCGATAGCCAAAGTAAGTATATCATTCGCAGGATCTATAGCGCCGTTGGCAGATAATATAATACCATATCCTGCTTCGAGATTTAGTGTATCTGCAGTAGAATCTGCCACTAGATCATTTGATAATGCATCACCGATGATATGAATCGTTCTGTAGGCTACTTGGGCTGGTGCAGCGTTAGAAATTTGCACTATACCTGTAGCAGTGTCTGTGGAAACAGTAATACCCGGACCTTGCGTAATAGCTAATACACCGGTATTTGTGAGAGTAATATTTCCGGTAGCTCCGGTAGCGGCTATTCCTAACCCTGCGGATCTTCCACCGGGAAGACCAGATGAATTAGATATTCCGAGAACACCTAAATTAGTTAAAGTTATATTACCTGTAGAGGAACTAATACCTATCTGACCAGGAGTCCCTGACAATTGTGTAACACCGATATTGTTGATCGATATGCTTTCGGCAGAAGAATCAACGACCAATTGAATGGCTGTTCCGGAGTTTAAATTTAAGCTAGCAGAAAATGTCGAAGCCTCGACGCTATTTGCATTATCTACTTCGATTTTTTTAAAAAAAGTTTTATCAGGATCGATGATCAGATTTCCGTTTACTGTGGAATTTGACGGAAGATCTACGGTCAGCCCAATGCCCCTGATTTGTGCAGGACCGATCCACACCCCATTTGATTCATTCCCTGGTACTGTTGAATATTCTGAAGTAAAAACTCCTTTCCATTTTTTTGTAATAGAACCTAATGAATATTGTTGGGAATACGCCGGAGAAAGATCAGTATGGAGATTAGTGAGATCGATAGGAGTAATAGTCGAATCATTGAAAAATAATTGAAGTTCAGTGAAATTTTGATTGATTTGATCAAACGCCGATTGAACATCACTCCACAGAAGTGGTGCAGCGCCAGGGCTTATCGCTGTATTGTATGCCATTATGTTCTCCCTACGGCTATTTCGATGATTCCGACATTTTCTGAATCATATTCTTCTATGGCTTTTCCTATTATAGCTCCGATTTTTCCTTCTCCTTTGATCGATGTCGCCACACCAAAAATAGATGATGTAGTTAGTAGATCGCCTTTTTTGATTTTGCCGATTACCTTGCAAGGTACTCTTCCTTGTAGAGCCACTAGATTTTTTAATCCAGGACAGGCATGATACATCGAAAAAGCTGCGGTGTTTGAAACTACCCCAGCTATACGTGTATCGGATTCGGAATTTGAAACTGTGACTTCTTTTTCGCCCCCGAATACTAATACAGTGCCAACTTCGTATTCTTGATCCCCTTCGTAATATTCGGCGATATCTGCTGAATAGGTTGCTTGCAACCTCGATTCGTTCGGCGAGCTGCCTGAAAGAGTCCACCTACCAGTGATAGTTCCACCAGTAGTATTTCCTCCTGTAGTTAACGTTAATGTCTGTACAGATGAACAACTGATCGGTGCATCATTGATTCCGTCAATGGTTTTAAACTGATGTAAGTTATTCCAGTAAGCAGTTTTTTTATCGATCGCTAATGTGCCGTCTTGAACTAAAACACCGCCCTGACCGTTATACCCATAAAGTTGGATATAACCACCGCTACCTGCGACAGCACTGTCGATAGCAGTTTTACTATCGATTATGAATTGACTGGCGGAAATGTTTCTTCCGCCAAAGTCTCCTTGATTGTCTCGAACTACTAATTTATTATTTTCCGTCGCCCCGGTATAAATGGCAGCCATGTCTATTACAGAATAATCTCCGTCAAGAGTCCCTGTGCCGCCGACTCTTCGCAGGAATCCTGTTGCAGAATACTGGCTTTTCTTGATCGCTCCACCATCTGAAACTACAGTCGTGAATGGCACAGCACTGACATCGCCTGCAGAACCTAACGGATTACCGATAACATTTCTTCCAGCTATCTGTTCAATTTTTCCAGCGACGATACCATTATTTTTGATAGTGATCCAACCATTAGTGGCCGTGAACTGAGCATCGTCGAAGCTGGCTAATCCTCTATCTGACTGAGTTATTCCCGAATCATTAACTCTTGTCGTGGCCGATAACATACTTAATTTTGATTGAGATATAGCTGCACTTGGACTTATATCTGCGTTATCGATTATTCCTGGTGCTATCTGTGCATCAATCTGGTTGAGAGAAGAATCCAATCCGGGTCTGAGATTAAAACTAATATCTCCAATCACGTTGGCGTTGATAGCAGAATTTCCACCTCCGGTAAACACTAATAAATCGGCAGCCCCTAGATTAGTCAAGGTTATATCTTGAAAATTATTAAAAGTCAGACTCTGTAAATTTACAGCATCGCTGGGATTGGTGGGATTGCCGAGACTAACGATTTTGAAATTGGCCATGTTCAACTGATTTTTCATCGGTAGTTGACCATCTAGGCTAAGGAAACCTCCCGATATAGGTGGAATCAATTGTCCGATAGGCACCGAAGCACCGCCGTGAGTCGTGCCTAATCTTCTTTCTATGTAGATCCTAGTAGCATTTTCAGTAGGTACGGTATCTATAGCATTGTCGGAAAATCCCGAGTCGATCGAAAATTCCGCGATAGGAACTCCTCGTTTAAATCCAATACCATCTAGATTCGACAAAGCGATCGCAGCCGCGAATGTGACTCTACCAGTTCCTTGATCTACTTCGAAGTAAGGTCCTACTTTGAAATTACCAAATTGGTCAGTTGTGACAAAGAACACACGCCCTACGTCTCTTTCCTCGGTTTCTTGACTAGGATCTGCGCTATTTACTGGAGGTCCATATATTTCGTTCGGATAATTGGTATCTGCATATCCGCCTGTTCCTATTTCTAAAAGATCATGGCCAGTCACTCTCGTTAAGGAAATTCTAATGGTCAACGTACCGCTAGCTCCGAGACTTCTAGTGGGTACAGCTGATTTAATCGTATAAGAACCAGTAAAATTATTGATAGGATCTTCTAATGGTCTGCTTAAATTTATTCTAGCAAAAGCCTGTCCGGTCGTTGCTTCGTCTTCGTAAACGTCTATGACATATCTCTCACCTTGGAAATAAAAAATAGAATTAGGAATCCTAGCTCTCTCTTCGGGAGCCACAGGAACCACTGCGAAAATTTGATCTCCTAATCTTCCAGTTACTAGACCAAAGCTATGAATTCCTGCCTGTGTACCGGAAGTGTCAACTTCAATTCCAGATAATAAAGGCGAAGTAGAGACCGTAAAAGTAGTTCCACCAACATTTTTTACAAAATAGTTTCGCCCAGTCGATAGACCGGTAGGCAAGGTGCCTGTAGTAGTGAATCTAATAACCTCTCCTCCCGAATAACCATGAGGACTAGAAGAAGTTATGACAGCAGGGCTAGCTACACTGATAGTACAAGTCGTAGGCGAAACTGCATATTCGCCAGGTTGAAATACAGTTAAATCGACATAATTGTAATTTTCTCGTAGGCTGGTTAATCCCAGCCCTTCTGGCTCGTATCCCAAAAGACCCGATCCGGTGCCTGTGAAATTCACCGATGGTCCGTTTCTGATCAAGGATATTTCAAAACTGGTATCGGTGAGATTAGTTTCTAAAACATAATAGGCATCTCCAGAAAGCAAACCAGTTGGCAATGAAAAGGTAGTCGATAGCTGATCGATAGAAACGGTCTGTGATATATTAACCGTGTAAGTTCCGGCTGCGCCGGTGCCAGTACCATAAGATGTTATAGTTGTTCCGGCAGATACTCCTGGTCCTGTTATTGCCTGTCCAGGTCTGACTACGCCAGTGTCTAGAACGCTAACAGTTAGTGTCGTTCCGGATATTGCTCCTGTAAAGGTGCCAGCGAACTGCCCGAAAGAGACTAGATAATCAGGTAGTTTTTTATGTGTCTTTATTCCTCTAATAAAAAGTCCAGTACCGTTAATGAGAGTTTGGGCAGATCCCCCTGGAGAAGTTGATAACACGAATTGATCATATTCCGGTACATCGATTACATAATAAGTAGTTCCTGAAACAAGTCCGCTCGAGGTCGATTGAGGAATAAATTTGTCGCCGACTTCTAACAAATGTTTTCCTATAGTAGTACAGACATCGGTATTGATAGAACTTATCGAGCATAAAACTTCAACGGTATTTGGCGCGGTAAATTTTACCTCGTAAGGAGCATTAGGATCGTTATAGTTTTGGAATTGCAAAACTCGATAGACCGAAGCAGTCTCATTGAGTATTAATCCAGTACTTGGTCGAGTAGCGACATTGACAATATCCCCAGTCAACACGACATTACCAGCATTCCGTAATGTCATTATAGTCCCGTCTAAAATGGCTTGGAATAACCCTTCGAAATTACCGCTATCATCGCTGCTGAGATTTAGCCTGGCTACATTGGGTGGTAATTCGTCAATGGTCGCCGAATTTACCGGATATCTAAATATTTGGTTTCCGTGATCTACTTCTAGTTCTGAACTGCCTAATGGAGTTGCTCTATAACCAGTAACGTATACAAACAGATCATTTTGTTGAGTTTCGAAGCTAGGAGTGGGAGCGTAGGCCACAACTTTTTGGCTGAAATCACTATAGATTGTCACCGGAGTTGGTATTTCTAGCGGATCTGCCCCTTCTGCGACTAATGCATAATTTCCATGTGCGCTAGAACCAGCGACTGATCTTATCTGCCCTCCGTTGATAGAATAATAAGATATGTGGCAGTAATAGGTAAACATAGATACTGCTTCAGTCAAGCCACCATTAGTCGCGATCAAACCATATCCTAGATCGCAGACCTGGGTGAAGTCATTGCTCAGCATTGATCGATTGCCGGGCATCAACAGTTCATATATTCTTTGATATCTTAAAATTCCCGATCCCGATGAAAGGATTTCGATCCCAGTAGTTGCATTTGGAACTGGCGAAATAGAGAACGTATTATTAGTTAGACCCAATGGAACCACGTAATATTCAATGCCTGCAGCTAGAGGAGATGGCAATGTTCCAGTGCTCGAGAATATCAATGTCGAACCAGATTGTAATCTATGATCTATCCTAGAGAAAATTCCGGGATTCCCTGGCGACACGGTAAAAACTTGCGGCCCGGCTGGTAGAGTGAATGGAGTAGTTTCGTCTAAAGAGAAATCTGCAGTAGATCCGTTTTTGTTATAGACAAAGTTTCTTACGTAATTAATTCTATGTACGGCATCGTTAACTATAAAACTAATAGGAGTTAATGGAGATCTTTCTAATCCCGATACACTAATATTGAAAGCATCTGCCGATGCTTCGTGTTTAAATTGTAGGTTTCCCGTAAAACCGTCGACAAACATACCTCCTGCGAAAGTTTGAGCATTTATGCTTCTGGAAAATGAAGCACATTCTTGAGAATACGGAGATTTAGCCAATATCTGACCTTCGGGATCAAGCACCAAGGAAAATCCGCCCTGCCCCTGCATGGTAATTGCTCTGACAATGTTTGCATCATTGCATAGGAAAACATCCATGCGATCGTTATCTTTAGGATAATTCACTGAAGCAGAATTGCTTATAACATCTATGAGACATTCGATCAGCTGTCCTATGACCCCGCCTTGGGGAGTTATAGTCCCACCGGATCCAGGTAGATAAGCAGGAAATAGAGCTCCGTTTACCGGTAAGGTTAATTCTTCATCTAGATAAAGATCGACCTGGTTGCTGGCGACATTCTTGATATAATAGGTATTATTATTCAGCCCAATCATTCCTTGAGTAATGCCAGAAATGATTATTTTTTCTTTGTCAGCATACCCATGAACGGATGTAGTAGTGATTCTTAAAGGAGAATTATTACCCGCCGCACTGATATTAGTTAAAAGAGCTCCAGCCCCCCTCTCAGAGACAAACCCCGCATCAAAAATTTGTGGAGTTAGATTATTGAGCGCATTTGATATGACGGTGTTTAGAATAATTAATTGAGCGAGATCCTTAAATTTTTCTATGGCCGCTACAGTCTCAGAAAGTTGAGTGGTTATGGCTATGATTCCGCTGGCATTACCTCTATATTTTAAACCTGCAGACACAGTTCTGTTATAACTGCCGTATTTGAGATCAAACACCATAGCATCGACGATTAGCCCAACGTCCCGTTTACATAACCGCTGATCATATGTGAAGTTAGATGTGAAGGGAGCAGTGTTTGTAGAAATCTGTAGATTTATATATGCTATAACTTCTTCTTGTAAAAATGCACGATTTAGTCCGAGCAATGCAGCGGCGCTGTCGAAGTTTCCTTTGTTATTGATTCTTGGGTATACAGGGTTGAGTGAATCTTCTAGGTAATGAAAACCGTAAAGTTGAGTGGCGATATTCAGATCATCGATTATGGTATCTCGACGAAATTTTAGGAAAGCATATGGGCTGCTGCTGATTCCGGATTTGGGTTTTATTATGACTCTTCTAAATTCGTCTCCGATGATAGCCACGTTTTGAGGAAGCTTCAGCGGAAGGTTTTCTTCATATATCCCACTTTCTACTAATATAGATATCTGAGCAGTTTTAGTGTTATCACCATAGGAAATCTCTTCGTCGATTTCAAAGCTGCCAAATTTGATATCTACGTCAAATATTTCATTACCGTCGCTGTCTAAACTTCCGTCATGAGCTAAAATCTGCGCTAACGCACCCGAACTTTCACCTTTGATAAACAGACCCTCTCTTATATCTCTGGTCCTAAAGGCTTCTGGAGTCTGTGTTAATACATCGCCGGTAAAGTCAGTGCGGAATCCCTCAGTTTTTAACAAGAATCTGGGTAGATCTACAACAAGATTCGGGATCGACGTGAATCCTTGACCTTGGTCAGTGATAGCGATAGAATCAATTTGACCGTTAACAACAACTACGGTACCGAACGCACCGCTACCACCACCACCGGAAATTCTCACAGATACGAGACCATAATCGAGATAAGAGGGATTGCTTAAAGAACCTCCCCTGTCTGTAATTTGAACGTTATTAACCTTATAGGTGATATCAAACGTAGCTCCAGCACCGAATTGGCTATCGGTAGTAGTAGCGACACTAATCGATCCTGGTAATGAGCTATATAATCCCGACGATATCTGTCTAAAAGTTCCGATGGGGCCGGGAGTAGTTAATGTGGTTAAGACTTCATAAATCGCCGGACTTCCTGTTCCGCCGACAACTGTTAATAGATCGCCGGGCTGGTAATTGGTACCTAAAAATTTTAGACTGATGCTATCTACACTCATAGATATCGTTCCAGAGAAGCCCGTTCCAGAATTCGGTGATGTAGTGATAAAATCTAAAGTGGCAGATCTCGTACCGTTTTGGTAAGTTAATTTTTTCTTATATGGTCCTATATCGAGAGGAGATTCGAGCATGATTTCTTCAGCTCGTTTACATGCTGCTTCGATAGTCCTGTACGCACTGGCCAAGGATCGTCCCTGTGTGTTTTTTCCAACACCGGGTCGATCATCGACGCCTGAAGTCGCGACATATAGGTTAACTTGGCTAGAAAAACCTGCGTTATCCACATAATTTTTTGTAACTGCTATTCTTCCGTCATATAAGAGATCATCGTCGGGTTCGGGATCTCTAGCAAGCACTAAAGGGCCGGTCATGGTTCCGAATGCTTGGGTGATCAACCCGGTTGAGGGATTGATCGCATCAACACCAGCCCTTGATATTTTGCTATCTGCATAGGCTTTGCTAACAGCTTCGTCGGATTCTATCGGCCCTCCGGGTGTAGGACTAAATTCGTTGTAAGGAGGTAGATCTACGATTCTATATTGATTACCTCCTGATCGAGCACTTAGATCACCTCCTAGTTGGGGATTCGGATCTGCTCGTATCTCTGAAAACTCGGTCGATAATCTTATCTGGTTAGGATCGGAGGCATTGTCCACAATTACTCCGACAACACCAACAATTTCTTTGAAAACTAATCCGTCGGTAGTTGAATTAACCGCTAAGACTTTATTTTCGCTGTTGATATACTCTTCGGGAGTGTCATCGAGACCTAAAAAGGTCAGTCTTTCGCCTAGACCTAAAGAGCTATATAATTCTCTGAAATTATCGTTTACCTTGCGAAATGAATCTCTAATACTGTCGCCGGTGCCGTCATTACCAATAGCACCGATGTCAATAACTTTTCTGGCCATATTAAATCCTGAATAAAATTACGTATCGTATTTATCCAGAACAAATATTAGACTCTAAACGACTCCCCGCATCCACATCTATCTTTTTCTGCCGGATTAATAAACTCAAATCCTTCATTTAAACCTTGTTTTTTCCAGTCTACTATGGTGTTTCTAATATATACAAGACTCTTAAGATCTACAAATATACGCACATTATTACTGTCAAAACTTTCATCTTGATCAGTGATATTATCAACGAATTCTAAAACATAAGCCAATCCACTGCATCCAGTCGTTTTAACTCCTAGACGTATGCCAATTCCATGGCCTCTTTTGTCTAGAAAGCCTTTGACTTTTTCAGCCGCCAGCGGAGTTAATGTGATCATGTTTCTTTTTATAATCCTCGATGGCTGCTTTTATAGAATCTTCGGCAAGAATAGAACAATGTATTTTTACGGGAGGCAATGCTAATTCTTGTGCTATTTCTGTATTTTTGATAGATAATGCCTGATCTAGAGTTCGACCTTTAACCCATTCCGTAACTAGACTCGATGACGCTATTGCACTACCGCACCCATAGGTTTTAAAACGAGCATCTTCGATAATACCATCCTCGTTGACCTTGATCTGTAGTTTAAGAACATCACCACAGGCCGGTGCTCCCACGAGTCCTGTGCCCACAGTAGGATCATTTTTATCAAACGATCCTACATTTCTGGGATTTTCATAATGATCTAACACAGACGATGAATATGCCATATATTATGCCTCCAACAAAACAGCCACTACTCCTAACGTAGCGGCTATAAGAATAGAAAGTTTGCTCCATCTGTCCTGTTCTTCTTCCGTGGGTTTTGATTCGTCACAAAATTTCTTCCAATCATATTTTTCACTCATATCTAATTTAGGATCGTAATGCATTTATTCTCCTTTCTCCTTCTTCCATAATGTCCAAGCACCATAACCAATAGCACCATAGGCTACGATGCTGGCGATAGGTTCAAACACCAAGTATACTACACCTGCTGCTATTAGGACAATACCGTCCCATGATGTTCTTTCTTTGAGCCTCTGTGAGACCCATGTTTTTGCTAGTTCGATCATTTTTACGCTCCTTGTAATCTTATGTTAACAACATCCCAATTGACAATACGCCATATATTGTTGAGGTATTTTGCTTTATCAGGACCGTAATCGGTAAACCACGAGTGTTCCCACCAATCTATCAATAATGCGATCTTCATAGATTTTTTATATTCGTGATTAGGTATAGTATGTAGAGCACCTTCTAGGTCCATATATATCCATCCTGATCCTTGTATGGCCATCGCTTCTTTTTCAAAAGCCTGTTTAAACTTGTCAAAGGTATCGTATCGTTCTTCTATCACGGTCTTACTGATCCCCGTGGGTTTATTTCCAGTTTTGGGAGGGGTGAGATTCGCAAAGAAGACATTGTGCAACACAGCACCACCATAATTGAATCTAGGATCCCCTTCACCTTTGTTATAGCGCTCAGAATATTTGGCAGCTAGACCATCGTAGTGATATTTAATTGTAGCTTCGCTCATGACAGGATCTAGATCTCTGCGACCAAAAGACAATTTCTCTTGTTCGATCTTTTCAGATTTCGATTCTGCCAAAACGACGATATCTACGTACTTTTTTATGTCCATATAGGATATTTAGTGTAAATAAATCACAAGGAGATTTAACCATGGAAATCTTATTAGCAATCGCAGCAGCAGTAGTCGTTGGCGCCCTTATCTATTTCAACAGAAATTCTAAAGGTTTAGACGTTAACAACGACGGTAAAGTTGACGC